GCTGCTGCGCATTTTTGTCCTGTTGAGTCTGCTGCTCAGCCTTCTTTCGGGCGGCTTCAAGCGCAAGACGGGCCTTTTCACGATCATCCCAGTAACGCGCCCGCGCTTCATCGTTAACAAAATAATCATCCTTGCGCAGATTCCAGATGTCGTCTGCTTTCTTAAACGCAGCCTCTGCCTTAATCAGCATCTCCTGCGCGGTATCAGGACGACCAATATCCAGCACCGCATCCCACATGGATTTGAATGCCCGTGCAGTCCTGTCTGCCCAGGTCTCCAGCGTGCCCATGTTCTCTTTCAGGCGGCGGGTCTGCTCATCAAAGCCTTTCGTGGCGATATCGTTCGCCGCCTGTAAGGCCCCGGCCTCATCACCGGAACGCTGCAGCTGCGCAACATACGCAATCTGCTCTGCCGTCACGTTACGGAACTGGCGCGCCATCGCAATCAGCCCCGACGTAGGGTCGGTGGTCAGTTTTCCGAAAGCCTCTGCAACCTTGTCCACCTCCACACCGGATGCAGAAGCAAAACGCGCGACACTCTGGTTGATGGCATCAAACTGTTCACCACCACGCACACCGGCATTCACCAGGGCTGCCAGTGACTCACTCGCCTGGTTAAACGTCAGCCCTGCGGCCTGTCCGGCTCTGGAGAGCGTCAACATGCGATCGGCAGTCAGTCCGGACTGATTACCGGAAAGAACCAGGGTTTTATTAAACGCTGAAAGCGTGGAATCCCCCTGGTACCAGGCGTACGCCAGCGCACCTGTCGCCACCGCCAGCGAGGTGACCCCGACCATCGGCAGGGTGATCGCACCGGCAAGCCCCCTGAGCATGGGGATCATCCCGCCGAAGGAGTCCTTCACCTGACCGCCCTGTTGCAGCAGGATCAGCCAGGGATTCTGACCACCGGCAAGCTGCGTGGCGATATCCGTAAACTGTGCGGGCAGGGTGCGCATGGCCGCTTTATACTGTCCGACGGAAATCCCGGCTTTTTGCGCAGCCAGCGCCTGACGGCTCAGGCCCTGTTCAACAGCAGTGGCGGTTTTTCTGGCGTCAGTATCCAGTCCTGAAAAATGACGCCTTACCCGGCTCATCTGCTCATCGAAACGGACCGCATCCAGACTCAGGTCAATAATAAGATCACCAACCGGCTGGGACATATCTCACACCTCCTGGAATCCCCGCTGAAGCCATCATTAATGCGGCATCATCCACCATGACATCCGCCACATCCGCAGACGATAAAATATCGCCCCCTCCGTCCCCACCGAACCGGACGCCTCCGGCAAGTCCTGCCGCTTTCTGCATCAGCATTTTGTCCTCATCCAGCCTCTCCACCTGCTCTTCCTCATGCCGGGGGACAAGCAGACTGAAATCAGAGGGATGCATATCCGGATCGCAAAAAAACAGGCTGAGTACAGCGTACATCAGCCCGGAAAAATGCATATCCAGTTGGGTATCCTGAAAATAATGCGTGCGGTAAAAATGTCGCCAGTCGGCATATTCGGTGGATGTCATCCCGGCAAGCATGGCGCGCCAGTCAGGCCTCCCCATCTCTCGCGCCAGTCTGAGGGCAAAATTCAGCTCGCCGTCGAAGACTTTCCCGCAGAAAAATCATCATCAGTAAGCGCGTTATTTTTCGCCACTTCGGTGATATCCGTATCCACATGAACAGCCCCGCTCATCCCGGACAGACGCAACACCACGTCTTCCGCCCGGGCAATGGCATCAGCAGGCCAGGTGGTGAGCACCTCCTGTTCGATCTGCATCACAGCCTCATTCATTGATGGTGACTCCGTTTTCTGTGGATGGTTATGCCACAGGGACATCGCCACCAGAAACGCGCCGGTTCTGACAAGGTCTTCCACGCTCACCTGCAGGTTACCGCTGGCTTCAGCCTGTTCTGCCCGTCGTTTCAGCAGGGCAAGATGCTCGATACGCTGCAGCGCAGACAGCTCGGAAAGCGTGACGGACACACCGTTATATTCAAATTGTTCGGTTTTCAGAAACATGTATTACCTCCGTTTACCCTGCAGCGCCCGCTTCAGTAACGGTGACTTCAGCTACCGTGGCAAACTGACCATTACCGGAAATCACGGGGATACTCACTTTTCCAGCCTTAACCCCCGTCACAGTGATCGCCATATCTTTCACAGCAATGGTTCCCGTTGACGGATCGGCGGAAACCGCTCTGAACGTTTTGTCGGTTGCACTTTCCGGCTCAAAAGAAACCGTCAGGGTTGTTGTTTTCCCTTTTGCCACCGTACCAGATGTCGGCGTCACCTTAATCGCAGTGACCGGCGTAATTTCGCTGCGTTCTTCCGCCACAGAAGGTTTACCCACGTTGGTCACTTTCACCGTACGGGTGATCACTTCCTTCGCCGTTACGGCCTTACCGATACTGCTGACCCAGCCACGGAACACATCCACCGTGCCGTTCGGGAAACGGATTTTATAGGCCCGCACATCCCCGCTTTCAAACCAGCCTATAAGCCCTTTCTGACCTTCTTCTCCCGGTTTCCAGGCCAGCGTAAAACTGGTATCTCCTGCAGACTTCTGCCCCTGCCCGGTCGCGGTCCAGTCCGCGTCTTCATCATCCAGGTAGTTATCATCGTAGGGTTCTGCCGTCATCTCGCCCGGCGTCAGATCCTTTACCTGTGCCAGTCGCTGCCAGTTATCGTCTGACAACGGGTTTGCATAGGCATCACCCTGACCGTTATAAACCCACAGGGTGGTACCGGCACCTTTTACCGGTGCCAGAGGATTTGGTGTTGGCATATCGTCCTCACATCTCGTATGTAATGGAATAAGTCAAATCAGCAGAACTCCATAACGCCATATCGTCATCACGACGATACTCATAGCCTGTAGTGGCACACTAAATTTGGCCACCTGATGAAAGGTGATATTCTCACCACAACACAAAACAGGTGACTTAATGAACAAGAAAACCAAACGAACCTTCACCCCTGAGTTCAGGCTGGAATGTGCACAGCTGATTGTTGATAAGGGCTACTCATATCGACAGGCCAGTGAAGCGATGAATGTCGGTTCAACCACGCTTGAGAGCTGGGTACGCCAGCTCAGGCGAGAGCGCCAGGGTATTACGCCCTCTGCCACACCCATTACTCCAGACCAGCAACGTATCCGCGAGCTGGAAAAGCAAGTTCGCCGTCTGGAGGAACAAAATACGATATTAAAAAAGGCTACCGCGCTCTTAATGTCCGACTCGCTGAACGGTTCACGATAGCCGCCAGACTAAGTGACAGCCACACGGTTGTCAGCCTGTGTTCTGCTCTGGAAATACACCGCAGCAGTTACCGGTACTGGCGAAAACGACGCGATACGGTTAATCCGGCACGAGTCAGGTTGTGCAGCGAAATACGCCGGGCGTGGAACCAAAGTCGGGGCTCTGCGGGCGCGCGCACTCTGGCTGAAATGCTGACTCAAAACGGCGTCCCGATGAGCCGTTACCGTGCCGGACGTCTGATGAAATATCTGAACCTGAGCAGTTGTCAGCCCGGAAAACATCAGTATAAAAATGCCCGTCAGGAGCATACCAGCCTGCCGAATCTGCTTGAGCGTCAGTTCGCAGTACCGGAGCCAGACCGGGTATGGTGTGGAGATATTACGTATCTCTGGGCAGGAAATCGCTGGTGCTATCTGGCGGTTGTTATGGATCTTTTTGCCCGCAGGGTTATCGGCTGGAGTCTGTCAGCGCATGCCGATACCGCACTGATAAGCAGTGCCCTGCGGATGGCCTATGAGACGCGTGGCCACCCCCGGGATGTCGTGTTCCATAGCGACCAGGGAAGCCAGTATACAGGCCTTAAATATCAACAACTTCTCTGGCGTTGCAGAATAAATCAAAGCGTCAGTCGGCGGGGAAACTGCTGGGATAACAGCCCCATGGAACGCTTCTTCCGCAGTCTGAAAACAGAATGGGTGCCAACGAATGGTTACGCAGGCAAGGACGAGGCCCGGCAGCAAATTAATGATTACATATTGAACTACTACAACAGCGTCAGACCTCACCATTATAACGGTGGGCTGACGCCGGAAGAGTCAGAGAACAGATACCATTTTTACTGTAAAACCGTGGCCAATATTACTTGACCACTACAGCCCTGCGTAACCATCGTGGTAATCAGGCCTGACAGTGCCGGGATCGCACTCATCGCCGGATAAATCCGGCTTTCCATCCACGAATCCAGCTCTGAATCCGGCACCTGAGCAGGCAGGAAAACTTCAATATGCAGCTCCGCCTGCCAGGTATCGCTGTCCAGCGCTTCGCCCGTGTATTCAGCGCCGGTGAGATAAACAGCAATTGCCGGAAAATCCGCCTCATCAAAAACAGCGGGGCGACCATCAAACAGCGTCGCCCCGTGTTCATGCTGCTCGAGTGCATCCAGCACTGCAGCACGGATATCAGTATGTTTCATCGCTTTATCACAATCCTTAGTTGTTGTTTCAACGCATAGCCCAGTTCTTTTGGCAGACGTTCTCGCCGGATACGGTTAACGTTCTCATCAAAAGCCTGCTTCAGTGGGGCCGCCATCGGAATTTTAACCACCTGAATGGGAAGACGATTACGCTTTTTCCTTCCTTTATCGTCATTGCCCTTCGCATACCGGGCTTCTGGCAAACGTTGCATAACATGCCAGCGCCCATTATTTAATCGCTGGATGAATGCCCGCTGATAACGATGCTGACCGGCTTTAAGTATGCTGTTCGGACGATGACCAAGCATCCTGATCCCCAGCTTAATAGCAGGGAGATCACCGCGGTTAACGATAATTCTGGCATTCGGATTTCTGACCGTCGCCCGTTTCAGTCTGGACCGTTCCTTTACCAGTTTCCGGCTCACCCTGGTCTCCCGGGCAACCTGTGATGAAGACTGATTAATCGCCGTTGTAGCCACGCGGTTAATAGCCATTGCTGAAGCCGACGGAATGGCGTTTTTACGAACCCGGCTCAGATTTTCAATCGCCTGATCAAGCCCTTTTATCGCCATAATTCACCCTGCGTTTATCGTCGCCGGTTAACTGCGGGTGGTTGCCCACGGTTCAGCCAGAGATAACAACTGCCCCCGTCATCCGGAGAAACACGATCCACCCAGAACGTCTCACCATTAATGGTCAACGTGTCACCACGCCGCACGGCACGAACCGTATCCGTCCGCACAAATAATGACGGGCTGCTTCCTTCAATACGGATCCCACTACTGGCAAACCCCAGCGACTCCGGATCGTCAAAAACCCCCTGAACTTCGCCGCCACGCTGTGCACCGGAGGTGAACTGCGCACTGATGCCCATCACTTCAACAATCGTACTGTCCACCCCGGCAAGGGCGGCATCAAAGGCATTCTGAAAATCACGCATAAACAGCCATTCCACCATCAACGTGTGTTTTTGCATCTGAGGACATAATCAGAATCACCCGACCAACATCCGCAAGCTCAACGGATTCCCCCGTTTCACCATCAACGCCACAGAGATGGAGGCAGGTCAGAACTCTGATGCGCGTTAACGCGCCGGATGTTTCCTCACGAACATCATGAGCCGCGTTTTCCCTCTCCCGGATATCCATATTCATAACCTGTACATCATCGCCGGATGACTGCATTTCCTCTTCCCATTCTGCCACCCGCTGCGCTATCTCTGCGGCACTCCCGGATATATCCGGCTCACGCCCCAGAATCAGGGCCAGTTCATCAAGCCGTTTCAGATTTTGCTCTTTCGTTGCCATATCATCCCCCTGTGAAAAAAGACACGGGGCATTTCGCCCCCGCTCACGGATTATTTCACCTGTACCACCACAAACTCATCCGGGTCCGGCAACACCATCAGCGGCGCGGACTGCGTCATGGTAAATTCACGGGCGGGATCCCCTACCGTCAGCCAGTGTTTCGGATAACGGGAAGAGGCCACCACACCTTCGGACAACGCCTGCGCATCCTGAATGGCACCATAGCAACGAATGCCCTCTGCTGCCGTATTCCCCAGGACCAGCGAGCCCTCAGGCAGATAACGTTTTTCGGTACCGTCCTCTGCCACATAAGACGTTTTTGCCACCACAATGGCCAGATCGCCGTAATACCCTTTGAAGGACACCACCGCGCCCAGGTCTTTCACCGCTGTTTCGAGTTGCGAATTAGAGCCGCGACGGGTATCCAGTTTTTCGCGGAACAATTTAAAGCCATTCAGCAGACGCCAGACGGTACCGTCCATAATGGCAATATTCACAAGACCGCTGGCCTGGTCGCAGTAGAGGTCAAGATCATGTGTAGGATCGAACGTGTCACGATCCTGTTTTGACCACTCCTTACCACTACCCTGAGTGATGTTATTCTTCGTCGACCTGCCAAAATCGACCTCAATTTTCTCGAACTGGTCTCCTTCCATCGTGTATTTGCCATACAGCACGGCATTCACCGCCTGCATTTCTTCCACCTGGACAATGGCGTGCTCTTCCTGTTTGAGGTTATCAGTGATGATACGCAGACGACGGTAGGCCGGGTCGTTCAGCTGAGCCGGATCTTCACCGGGAAGACGCTCAACCGCCTGCTGGTAATTAAATTCGTGTTTCGGCTTGACGTAGCCCGGACGTAACACGCGGGTTTCACCACCGCGATGACGCAGCACTTTTCCTTCAACAACCGGGGAGACATAGGCCGCCACCGGCGTTTTTCCGGTAATTTTGTCCAGCATCACCTCTTCGGTATGGAAATTCACCGTACGGCGGAAAAACAGCTCCAGAAACAGCGCACGAAATTTCACTTTTTGTTCGGTATAACCGAGTAACTGGCGGGTCGTAAACAATCCCATAAATCAGTTCCTTTCATTCAGAAATCAGTCAGGCCACCGCGGTGGCCTGATAACGTGTTACGGCAGCGCCGCGTGACTCAGGGCACTGCCGGCAAAGGCGTTGGCCTTTTTGTGTTCATCCACACTTTCAGGCCAGCGGATTGCCTCCGTCGCAAAGGTCCCCGACTTGTAATAGGTCAGCGCCGTCTCTGTGCCTTCAAGCGGCAGTACCAGTATGCCAACCGCACTACCGGCTTTTTGTCCGTCCCAGACCACCAGTTTCCCGGTGGCCTCATCCAGCATCAGGGGCGTCAGTGCCGGTGTTGCCGAGGAAATCCCGCTGCTGCCTGTGGCGGTATGAGCCGGATCATTACCGGCAAAAATACGTACTTCCGCACGCTGTTCAGTGATAGTTTTCGTCACCATATTGTAAAAACCTCCTGTTGATGGTCAGCACTGGCTTCATGGCATGGCCATGAGCATTTTCACGTCCGCATCACCGTCTGCTGACGTCTGTGGCACGCCACCCTGTACCGCTGCCGGTGAATGGTTCGCCATGATGCGTTCAAACA